TCCTTATGCCATCATTGCCTCAAGTTCGTCGAACTGTTCTTCGACACCATACATACCCATCTCTTTCTTGACGCGCCATTCCTCACGGACAGCTTCGTCAAGGTTGGTAAGCGAACACGCGTCCTTACCCATAGAGTCCTGTTCCCAGCGGCGAATACCGACAACCTCGTTTTCGAAGTTGAGCGCCTTCTGTTCGCAGTACAACTGACCGAAGTCTACCGACGCGTAGATCGCGGACTCCCAGAACTCGATGTGGTCTTCCTCACGGAAGTCGATAAGATCGACAACCGACTCAGAAATGATGTACTCCTCAGAGTACTCAGATGAGTGTTGAATAGATCGCTCAACATCGACCCACCACTGAGTGTTGGCGATATCAGCCGCCGACGCGTTGATGAAGTAGGTGTCGCCACCCTTGGACTTCCAGTGTTGAGGGCAGTAGCCCTCACCGTCCCAATCGTGGGCGCCGTAGTTTTCACGGAACTGAGTAGCGATAACAACAATGATTGAATTAGACATAATAAAGACCTCTAAAAATTTAGGCGTAAAAATCGTTACGGAAGCGGCGAGTCTGAGATTCAGCCTTCGCAAGAAGTTCAGACCAATCGCCAGTGTTCTCAGCGCGTTGAAGATCGCGATTCACCCAGCGACTCAAGTGTTGATTGGACTTCGCATCCATTGCAGTGTTACCTCTCGCGCCAGACTTCATTGTCCGCTGAAAGGGTTGATTGTTCAACTGATAAAAACCTGACATAACTTATCTCCTCATCACTTTACAAATACCATTATACACGTTTTTGAAAGAAAGTCAACACTTTTTTAAAACTTTTTTATGTTAATTTTCACACTCAAGTATAGAGTAAACCATAACCCATCATAAATCCAAGAGCCATACCCATACTAACTAGAATCAAGTAAGCAACGAAACCGCCATTACTAATCTCTGGTTCTTTGTTTCTCTCGCGACGAACAAAATCTCTATACGGACTCATACTGCCTTCTCCAGCTTCTCGATTTGGGTTTGAAGCGCGGCAATACGCGCCTCAACACGTGCGTTGTCTTCGGGAGACAACTCCCCACGTACCTCACAGAGGCACATCAACTCGTTATAAAGATTACCTACTACTGCATCCATTACACAATCTCCGAAATACTAATGAACCCATACTGGGGGTTGTTGAACATGTTGTCAAACATACCGACTTCGTCAAAACCAAACAACGACAAAGCGGTGCTAACGTCACCTTTCTCGAACACGACCATCTCGTGGCCCGAAGGAATTGAACCTACAAACTCATTAATGTTTTCAATCAAAATCATTACAATCTCACTCTCTATCTCAACTTTATGTAACCATTATAGTACATGTTTCGAAAAGACGCAAGAGTTATTTGTGGTAATTTGTCACATTTATTGGGGGAGATGTTTGGCGTGGATTTTACAACCGATGAACGCGTTGTAGTAGTCGTCTCTCAGGAGTACGTCGTACTCGAACTGTAGTTTTGCTTCGTAGTAGGAACACTCGCCTTTGGTTCGGCAGAGCTTGAGGATTTCTCGTTTGTAGTTATCGGCGCCGCGTTGCGCGACTGCCTCTTTTAGATCTTGGCTTGATCCGTAGTACCTGGGCCAGTCAGACTCTACTCGCGTCTTTACTTTACGCTTTCGAGTCTTAGTCACTGGCAGTGTTTTAGGTTTCCAAAAAAACTTTTTTCCGATATACTTCATGCCCGTGTCGAGCTCAGTAATCAGATACACAAACCCCTGATAGTCTTCAAGAAATCCATCTTCGGGTTCAAATGTGGTGTCTTCATATAACCAATCCATGAACCTATGTATAGGTCTGGTAAGTTATTCATCATCGGATGATATTTCCGATTCGACATCTGCACCACACATAGGACAATGCCTAGGCATTTCATCCTCGTATGGCACACGTACCACAGTGTGTATGTCACAAATCGGGCACTCGATAGTATATTCGGTGTCCATCACGCTACCTCTAATTCTATATCCTCCCAACCGAAGTCTTCACCTTCCATACCCGCAACAGAGTATTCTGTTACACGTTTTTCAAAGAAGTTGTCATGTGACGCTCCATTGAGCACCCAATCTAACCACGGCAATGGGTTTTTCTTTTGGTTGAATAACGGCTTCATTCCTAACTGAAGTAGACGACGGTCAGCAATGTGACGTATGTAGTCGCGGACTTCTTTCTTTGTTAGGCCTTGAACATCGTTACCTTTAAATGCAAGTTGAATGAACTTCTCTTCCAACCTGACAGCATTCTCAGCCATAGAATAAATCTTTGACTTGAGTTCGTCGTTCACGATGCGAGGATGTTCCTCACAAAACTCACGGAACAACTTTGAGTTACCTTGTACGTGAATGGTCTCATCACGGATGGACCACTCTACGATTGTCGCCATACCCTTCATCTTACCGAACCTCTGGAAGTTCAGTAGCATGACAAACGATGCGAAGACAGACATGCCTTCGTTGAACACTGACTGCGCTAACGCGAGTGCAAGTCCGGTGTGAGAGTTCGTTTCACCCTCTTTCATAAAATCAATCTTGTCTGCCATCTCCTTGTACTCTAGGAACTTGTGAAAGTCTTCGTCTGGCAGACCAAGTGTATCATTGAGAAGTGCGTACGCACGTTGGTGTACTGCTTCTCTTGCCGCAAACGATGACAACATGTTGCGGACTTCGTTGTTCTTGAACTTTGGTATCAACAGTTCGTGGTAGTTCTCCCCTACCTGTACATCTGACTGCGTGAATAGTCGCAGTACATGAGTAATAAATTCTTTCTCTGACTCAGACAGTTTGGTCTTCCAATCTTGTACATCTTCTGACAATTCTGCTTCATCTTCAATCCAGTGTATTTCCTCGTGTTTTTTTGATAGTTCAACCGCCCAAGGATACTTGAACGGTTTGTATGTTTCGGACGTTTTTAGTAATGACATACTAATCCTTTATTTGAATTGTTTATTAACCCTCGCAGGCCCGACATTCGTCGCCACCGTCACTTGGTTCGTACTCCACTTCACCCTTTAGATGCATCATAAGATCTTCATAACCACCTATGTACTTGCCTTCCAGATAAATTTGAGGAACTGTCTCGACCTTTCTTCCTGTAACCTCTGCGGCAGACTTCTTTATCTCCTCAAGGTCAACGTAGTCATAATCTATGCCGCGTAGCGACAGTTCCTCTGCGGCCATTTTACAATACGGACAATCTTTTTTTCCGTAAAGTATGGTACGGTTGTCGTCTTGTAACGCAACCCGTTCCACTTTGTCTGATACCGTCTCCGCACGAGACTTTGCCTCTGTGCGCAAATAGTACAGACCTTTCAATCCTTTCCTCCAGGCCGTGAAATGCACCTTGTTAACATAACGTTTCGGTGTTCCTGACGGGAAGAAAAGATTAACCGACTGACCCTGACAGATGTACTGTTGTCTGTCAGCCGCGTGTGTCACTACCCAGTTTTGATCCAGTTCTTGTGCAGTCTTAAAGACCGCCTTCTCACCTTCATTTAAGAACGGTAAGTGTTGAACCGATCCTTTGCGGGTAATGATACTAGACCACGTAGATTCGTTGTCCTGACCCTTCTCTTTGAGTAGGGCCGTTAGATACGAGTTCTTCACCAAAAACGAACCTGCACGAGTTCTATGCGTATAAGCACATGCCTTCAATGGTTCGATTGATGGTGACGTGGATAAGATGACTCCCGACGACGCGTTAGGTGCTATTGCTAGTAGATGGGCATTGCGCATCCCTGAACCTAAACCGTCTGAGTATTCACCCCGCTCTTTCGCAAGGAGTCTTGATTCTTCTTTTGCTTCGTGATTGATATGTTCAAACACGACATTATTTATTTCTCGGGCTTTGTCAGATTCCCAAGCAACAAAGTGTTTCTGTAGGAGTGAATGGAAACCCATTGCTCCAAGTCCAATGCTTCTTTCACGTGCCGCCGAATAACGGGCGCGGGAAATACTATCTGGCGCATGACCGATGAAGTATTCGAGAACGTTATCCAGCATACGAATAAGATCCCGCACGATATTAGTGTCTTTCCACTCATCATAGTATTCCAAGTTTAGTGATGACAAACAACATACCGCAGTCCTGTCTGGACCTGTCGGCAAGTGAATCTCGTTGCATAGGTTTGACCCGTGAATCTTTAGTCCTTTCTCCTTTAGTGGCATTGGGAGCGCACGATTCGCAGTGTCAATAAAATTCAAGTATGGTTCTCCCGTACGGAAACGTACCTCAAGGATTCGTTCCCATAACTTACGTGCATTGACAGAATCTTTCACAATACCATCTTTCGGGTCACGTAAGTCAAAATCTGTATTGTTGATCACCGCAGCCATAAACTCATCGGTGATGTTGATCGCATTGTGTATGTTCAGCGCCTTACGTTGTACGTCGCCTGTAGGAATGCGAATGTTTAGAAATTCCATGATGTCTGGATGATGCACATCCAGATACGCCGCATAAGACCCCTTACGTGTCTTGCCTTGGCGATACGCGATCATGTCTGCATCTACTGTGTGTAGAAATGGAATAGGGCCAGGCGCGATGTCAGAGACCGTACGCACGTCTCCCCAATGTCCACCGACACCACCGCCCATTACGGACAACCAACGCAACTCCGAAGAGTGTTCAATCAGTCCTTCAAGTGTGTCTGGGACATAGGTAAGAAAACAAGAGATGGGAAGTCCGCGAGTGTCCGCGCCTTCTTTGGGTGCGTTTGACAGAACCGGAGACGCAAACATAAACCATTTCTTTGAGGCATATTCATAAAGCCTCTGCGCTAGATACGGATCTACCTGATCTTGATATGTTGACCACGCTTCTGCAGCTCTTGCGTACGCATCTTGGGGCGACTCTTCACCCTCAATCATATAGAAATCTTTTAACATACCTATCGCATAGTCTGTTAACAGATCATCGCGATCGTAATTCACATCTACTTTCATTTTTTATTCCAAACTGTAGAGATTATCTTCTCAAAGAAAAATAACCATTTTCAAGTATTTTTGGCGCTATTGATTCGTAATTACGAATGTCTTTCAGATAGTATATATGATCTGCGGCTTTCGCCCAAAGACCATCTTTCGGGTCTTTCTCGAATACCTTATACCATCTTTGCAACCACTCTTCAGAAGATTCTGGATCTCTCCTCACGGAGTTATGAACCCACTTAATGTACTGTTCCTCCGTGACAACCGACACGTCTAGATAGATGCCTTGTTCACGACATTGGAACTTTGCACGAGACCA